TAGACCACAACATGGAATTCAAGATACTAACTGAAGACCATCTAAATCCTAGTTAAGCGTTATTTGATGCAAATACACCGCCTTGGTCTTTTACATATCTAGTACTATTCTGTTGAACAGTAGGGCCAGTGGTTGATACACTATTAACAGCATTATTATTGATTACATATTGTGTAGCTGAGTCTGCAACCCTCATTTTATCAGCTCTATCTGCAACAGTTGGCCCTTGTAGATTTTTTACAAATTGTGGTGCTTCTGTAGCTGATGGGGGTCCATCAACATCCAGTGGTGTCATTCCTATAAATTTTCCAAACGCAGATGTAGCAACTGAATTATAATATCCAGCCATAGCATTTTTAATTCTGATAAACAAATCAGTAACAGGTTTAAATAAATCACTAAAGAAACTACCGAGTTTTGCTCCTATATTCGAAATTGCATCAGAAACATATGTTCCTACTGAACTAAGGAAACCACTGATTTCATCCCAGTAGGCGTATATGAGACCAGCTGCGAGAGCTACTGCAGCTATAGTAAGAACAACAGGTAAACTTAGAAAAGCTAAAAAACCAGCTACTCCTTTTACAATTGCAGCACCAATAAATTTAATCCCAGTTAGAAGACCAACTTTTAGTGTTGAACCCAGCAATGCAATTTTACCTGATAAAAGAGTGCCGGCATTCATCAAAGGACCTGTAATACCTGCTAAACCTTTTCCAAGAAGTGATATACCTCTAGCTAATCCTTTCTTTCCCATACTTTTAGAAATTTTAGACACATCCATACCACTCTTTTTTATAAGACCAGACATAATTAATAATTTATTTCCTAAAATACCGAGAGCCTTGCCAAGTAAGAATTTTGCAATAAATCCTGTAAGTATTACACCAGCAACCTTTAATGCAATCATCAAAGGACCACCTGTTGAAAAGAAGTTGATTATTTGCATAAATAAAGGACTTTGTAAAAACTGAGAAATAGCAAAGTATAATAATACAAGCAGACCACCTTTTAGAGCAGTAACTCCTGCTTTCATAGCATTTTCTTTAAAATTTTCAAAAGCGTTCCCTAAATAGGCGAATCCTTTTTTAAATATATTAGTGTTTGCATCTTCCCTTCTTTTTACTTCTTTTTCTTCTTTTACTTTTATATTTGCATCAGCTTTATCAGCTTGGTCTTGTCTTAGTGGGTCTGCTCTAAGTAATGCTGCTTGTTCTTTTTCTATATCTAATGATTTTTGAAAAATTTTTCTTGTTTCTAATTCTTCTGGGGATACTTTTAAAATATTATTACCTATTCTATCAAGTGCTGCCATTGATTCTTGTTGATATTTAGCATCAAAATCATCTTTTGCTTCTGCTGTTTGGTCTAGTGTTAATTGGTCTTCAGCTATTTTCTTTTTTTGTTTATTGATTTCAAACTCTAATTTTAAAGTATCTTTGCCTGCAGCAACATCTCTATCTCTTTGCATTGTTTGTTTTTCTAGTGCAAAATTTGATTTTATAAGATTATCTTCAGCTGTTTTAAATTCACCAGCTAATGATGACATTTTTGTAGTAGCTTCTTTTCTAGCCTTCATATCATCTGCTAAACTTTTCTGTATTTCTTTTGAATTTATTTTAGCCATTATTTTTTACTCGTTCCTGTGTATAGTCCAAACCAAGCTGCACCAGCACCTACAACAATACTGACTAAACCAGATTGTTCCATTGTTGGGGCTAATAAGTTCATATACCATATAACTACTTTGTAGAGTAATATGATGTATACTGTTAAGAATGTTCTGGGAAATATTCTCCATGCATCCACAGCCTTTGCCATGTCTATCCATGATTGATATTCATTTTTACTAGAATCAACAACATTTGTGTCTACTTCTAACTCTATATTTACTTTTTTAGTTTCGTTTTGCATTTTCCCTTTCTACTCTTTTGTTTTCTTCCTCTATATGTTTAGTTAATAAACCCATATAAATCTCTCTTTCCCATGGCATCATATTATCTAACTCTGTTAAAGAGTATTTATGATGTGTTATGAGTGCAAAATTATTTTTATAGTAATTTTTTAGGCTCTCGTGAGAAAGCCCTATACTAAAAAACTTCTTAAACCCTCTAATGCTACTTCACTTTTTACTTTAGTATTAGGATTGTCTACTTCAACAACAAGTCTTAATTTAGGCATAGTTTCAAAAAATTTCATAACTTTTTCAAATTGTTCAGTGTTTAAACTATCAATAAAATCATCTAATTCTTTTTTGCTTATATCTGTTTTATTGTATGTTGTTTCACCCCATGATATGTCTTTTAAACAATCATTTATTACTACAAAAGCCATTTCTGACATTGATGCTTGATTATAAGTTGCATAAGATGTTAATAAAGGATAATCAAAAGTTACCTTAATATCATCTGTTATATTTACTTCATTTGAATGGTCATCAAATACAGATATATTAATTTCACTTATAGGTATATCTTTTGATACTATAGTTTTCTTATCATCTGGGCAAGTAATATCTAAAGATATAGTTTCACCAACTGATTTACTTCTTATCTGTAAAAATATATACTCTGCATCAAATAATGGACACGTACTTGGGTTTATACTATTAAATGTGCAGTCACGAATTAATTGTATCATTGCATCAAGTATCTGTTTGTCATCTTCAGATTCTTGTGCCATTATCATTCTTTTTTGTTCTTTTACTAAGAATGGTCTATACTTTATTTCTTCATCTGTTGATGGTATAGTTAATGTATAAACTGGTGTTTCTAGTTTTGGTAAAGCCATAATTTTTCACTCCTTAATTATAATCTACTTAATACTTTTGGTATTTTACTTAACAACTGTCTTTCAACTTGGTTGCCTATTACGTTTTGTAATCTGTCTAATAATGGTTTAGGTAAGTTTGCTTCATCTGTTAGATTTTTCCAATATCTATATTTAAAACCAACTTGTACCTGTAATGCTGTAGAACTAGGTTCTCCAGAAAGAGTTTGTTCTGAAATAGTTTCAGGAAAAGCTTCAACTAACTCAACACCATATCTTCTATTGTTTTGTTGGTCTAGTGTATATATTTGCACACTACCAACATAATCATCATAATAACCCATTGCAAATGTTTGTGGATTAAATGCTATTCTTTGCCATGTTTCAAAAAATTTCTTTTCTCTCATGTCATTATGTAAATAAAAACTTGCACTAACATCACCAAAGGTATATCCTTGAACTAGATGTCTAGCAGGGCCGTATATAGTTTCATCTGGCACTGTTGTTAAACCACGACTTGGTAATGATATTGCGTTACATTGATATGCAACATCTTTTGTAATACCACCACCTACATCTTCAAACAATATCTTTGAGAATAAGTTTTGTGATGCACCTGTTCCACCTGAACCCCTACTACCTGATGGTGGCAAGAATCTTACTTCATACCTTGATGCTAAAGCAATACCATCTGAATCTCTCATTGGTGCTAGTAATTCATTTAAAACTGCAGCTGAACCTGCTTCTACTAAACTTCCAAAATCCATTATATCATTCCTCTTGATTTTGCAAATACATGACTATCAGATTGTTTCTTAAATCTCTGTACAGGCAATAAAGTTGCAATCATAAATTCATCTGCTTCTATTTTTCTAAACTTTGTTCTAACATGACTTGCTAGATATCTTTTTAAACAAGGTTTAATTATGTCTATCTTTTTTAAGTTACTATAATTAGCTCTTAACTTTGTAGATTTATCAAACTTATCGTTATTACTGTAATCTACTAGTCTATCTAATAATCTAATTCTTATTGGCATAGACAAATAATGTAAATTAATCCCTAAGAACCCATTGTCATATTTTTCAATAGGTAACACCATAGGAAAAGTGTCATAATAAGGTAACTCTTTCTTTCCTTTAGGGTCATACACAAACATATTCAACAGACCAAAGGTAGGCACTGATGTTCTTTTACCATCACGAATCAAATTAGCAGATGTTGGTGTACCAAATTCCTTGATTTTATCACGAAACCATTGGGTTGACTTAGGTCTACCACCTGCTGCCTTTAAGACACTTTCGATATATTTGCTTCTTGCCATGACTTATTTATAAGGATTGTATAGAAATGTTTGAGAAAAGTGCCTCTATAAAATAAAGGCACTCCATAGTCTACTCAGCTAGTTTTTCAAAATATGCTAATGTATCATCTTCTTCTTTCTCAACTACAGGTGTTGTAATTGTTTGAGAAGATTGAGGTGCTGTATCAACTCTAGGAGCTGCTACAGGAGCCTCTTTTATACTATCGGCAACATTACCAACTCTTACAGTTCCAGAAAGGACTGCATCAAGTCTAGTTTTTAGTTCATCATATGATTTAAAGTTTGATGGTGCAGTATACTCTGCAAGAGAGTGTTGTGCTTTCCAAACTTTGTCTGCTTCACTGTCATCTTCAAATAGTTTAGATGTATCTTCAAACTCTGATTTATCATAGTTCCAATAACCATCTACCTTTCTGATTTTAAGTTTAAAGTTAGCACCTTCCCAAAAATCAAATGGGTTGATTGCTTTTTCATCTTCAAACTCTGGTGACATAGCTGCAGTTAACTTGTCAAAGATTTTCTTTCCGTAACGGAACAAGAATACTTTACCTTCGTTCTCTGGGTGTTTTGCATCACTCACTATATAAATGTTTGAGAAGTATTGTAATTTTCTTTTCTGTTTACGAGCAATCTCTTTATCAGATTCCAAACCTGTATTCCACAATGCAGTATTGTGTTCTGATACAGGGTCTTTATTACTGAGTGTTGTAAGAGAGTTCTCAATATACCATTGACCAGTAGGGCCTTGAAATGCATGATTCCAAACTTTTGCCCATGGCAAGTCTTCACCTTGAACGGCTGGTAAGAAACGAAGTACTGCATATCCATTACCAGATTTATCTAGTTCTGGTTTCCACAGTCTTTCATCTACATATGATTTTTTCTCTTGGGGTGCAGTTTCACCTTTAGCTGCATCTAACAACTTATTAAGTGACCCACTGCTTTTTAGATTATCTAACGACATATATTTTTCTCCGTATGTTAATGTATTTTATCGTATGTTTATTTGTGTATCTTTCAATACATAACTATTTATGATAGTTATTCTTGTTACTATACTACACTTGACATACTTTGTCAAGCTTTTTATAGTTAATTCTTTCAACATTTTTTCTCAGTAGTTCATTATCGTATTTCTTTTGAAAAGCTATACAACTCTTGTTCTTATCATCTACCCAGTAAAATTGAGTGTCTGAGTACTCCTTAAACACCTGTATTAACTGATTAACCCAGTTATCTGTACTAAATCCCTTTGATTCTATGGGTAA